TTAATCTAATTTTTCCACTTGTTTTTCCTTTTGCTACAGAAGTGGAATAACTTTTGCCTATTAAGTCCTTAGAACAGCCAAAATAATCGGCTATTTCTGTGTTTGTACAACCATAAGAAGCCAACTTCTCAACTTGAATAGGGTCTATGTTATATTTTTTTGGTCTTGCCATAATTTAAATGGAGCATTGAGGTTGGTATTGCACCACCTTCTCAACATTGGAAATATTGTGTTTTACTTTTAAACTATCAATGCCTAATTTTTTTCCTTTATACATTCCAATACCCATTTCTTTTATCCTGCTAAATGGTATGATTGGAACAGTTAAATCTTCTTTTTTCTTCTTATCTATAAAATAAACATACCTTAACTGATAACCCTCTAATGGTTTATAACCTGCCTCTTTAAATATTTTCATACTTGAAGCACCATTATTTTTCTTTAAGAAGCCTTTGTCTGTAACTGTTTTTGTAACTATTTTATTAAAATTAAAGTTTTTCATTCCAAGCCTTAATGATATATCAGTTGCAACTTCACCATTTGGTGCTTCCCATATAGTTGTATTTTTTTTAATATTAGTTAATACAAAGCCACTTGCCCTGTAAATAGTTCCATCTCCACATTGACAACAATCAGAAAAGGACAGAATCCACTTAATATGAGGTGCATTTTTTTTAATTAATTTAATTGATATTGCAATACATCTACTTTCTGAATTTTTAGGCAAAACATCATCAAAAGCCATCCTATTTAATTCTAACATTTCATTCCATTTTGTATTTTTTACCAGCCCAATAGTTTTCCTTTTATCCAAAGGGCTTCCATAGCTTAACACTCCATGAAGCACATTATTATAGAATGCCCCAAAATGCAGCTTGCTATTAGGAACTACTTTACCTGAATAATGATACTTTTTAACAAAATCATTTGCTAATTTAGAAGGAATAACTTTCAATCTAATATCTTTAACCTTCATAACTGTTGCATATCCACCATATTGCATTACCATTACTATTTTCATTTCCTGTATCACCAAAATCATTTTCTTTTGCTTTTTTAATAGCATTTTCTACAATTTCAGCCTGTTCATCTGATAATGTAAAAGTCATTTGCTTAAAAGGCTCTCTATCTCCATCAGGTAGATTAAATTCCTCACCATAGTCTAAATCAAATAACTTTAAATCATCATCATCAAATCCCCATTCCATCAACTCATCCATCTCAAACCCATTAGCCAATACATCATAATCCCAATCACCTGAGTTTTTATTTAAACGAATGTTTAGTTCTCGTTCCTTATCATAATTAAGGTCTAATTCAATTGTTGGCACTTTCTCAATGTTTAAATCTTTTGCAACTTTTATTCTCTGATGACCACCAATAATAATATCTTCCCTTTCCTTGTTCTTATTAACAATTATAGGGTCTACTATCCCAAACCTTTTAATTGAATCACTTATTTGGTTAAATTGGTCGTTTGTAAGTTGTCTTGGATTGTATTCTGCTGATATTAAGTCGTTAATATCTCTGTAAACTATATTCAATGGTGATTTATTTCCTGAATTTATAGGGGCGAATTTAATATTTATTATTTATCATTAACAATAATAAAAAAGGGAGAACCACTACGAACTCCCTTTTCTATAAGATGTATCTCTTGCTGCCTTATCAAATCCCCCAATTATTTGTTATACAGCATACATCTTGGCTCTATTTATCACAAATGTCTTTAATGTTTTCAAATTCTTCATAAGTTATATTATTTACCTTACTAAAATCTTTGCCATGAAATCCACTTTCTCTGTAAGTTGTTGTTATAGAACTATATAATCTTGCATTTCTGATTGCCTGTTCTTTTGACAAAGTGCTTCCATCCCTATCTTTATCATTAGTTGCTTCTTTTTTTAAATTAAATCTATACTTATTTTTACCTTTATAAGTTTTCATATCTGCTCTATATGTATTTCGGTTTTTGGATTTTCCCCCACATCGCAATAAATCTTTTCTGCTTTTATCTGTGCTATCTGACTATCATCCTTATAAAACACCCCATTGAGTGAATCGCAGACCATTTTCACAAGATTATCCAAATCAGGAGTATATGAATGAAACTCAGGTTGATTACTTTTTAGCAAATGTTTGTATTTCCCTGTTCTGAAGTGTGATTTTGGTCTCGGCATATAAAATATCAAAATAATTCTAATCGGTGCTGTAATGGGTGGTTTTGGGGCATATTTCATAACTTGTAGCAATAAGTCCTTCTTATCTTTCTTACTTGGGTCGTATGTAAACCCTTTTCTTGTATGTCTATGCCTTTTTAGTGCTTTTGGTATTCCTTCAATTATGAAATACATTAATTACAATTCTCCCATCATTAAACCACAACTTAAATCACAAGAAATTGCTGGTTCAGTTTTATAATTACCCATATCTTTAGAAAGTTCATCAAGATATATTCTTTCGTTTGTTTCTTTATTTCTAAAAATAGAATGTTCTATTTTACGCTCAATTTTAGCCATTTTATCAAAATGTTCAGGAAAGTCTTTTCTTATTTTATTCCAATAACCCATGCCACCTTTAACACATCCTATGCAATTATTATGATTATATCCCAAATCATACATTTTTGGTAGCTTAATGCCTGATTGCCACAACATACCTAAACAATTATCCTTAGTTATACCTTTTTCTATTAAAATCCAATCGACAAATAACTCAGGATTATAATTTTCAAACTTCTCTGCTCTTTTTTTTTCTTCAACAGTATACCCGAATATATGAATATCATCAGGCTGTTGATATTCTAATCTAAGTTTCTTTTTTAGCTCGGTAGTACATCTTGCACCTTGTATTCCTTGTAAATATTTTGTTTGCTCAAAAACTTCAAAATGTGAATTATATTTTTTACTTTTTAAAATTGTAATTTCCTTACCAATCCAATTTTCAACATCTTTTAAAAATTGATAATTAGATTCATGCTCACCACCAGCATCACAATATACAATTTCACAATTATTATACTTTTTAACTGCAAGTTTAGAAGCTATGGCACTTGCAGCACCACAACTAAACCATACTACTGCTCTATTCATTCTTCCTCTATTGGATATTTTTCATCACATTCATCACAAACAAATATATTATCTGTTCTTCTTTTTCCTATGCCATCATCACATAATTCACAAGGTGGTTTAGTATTACAATGTTTACATCTACCATTTGTGTTTTTGTAATTAATATTGTAATAATTATTGCAAAACTTAGTCCTACATTTTGCGTGTTGTTCATTTGGTATTTTTAAATGACTTCTATTCATTGTAAAGTATTCAGGGCAGGATGTGAGTGTGTCGGCTAAACGAGGTGTTATAGAGGAATCCCACCCTGAAATATTATTTATTTTTATTTAATTTAATCACTAAATCTGATACACTTGCATTTGGATAATCATCTATTTCTTTTGAATATTCTAATATAAATTTAGGAGTTTTAGCGACAGGCATTGATTTATGATATTTATCTCCATTCTCACATTCACACCTACCAATTACCACACTATAATAAAATTCTTTATTATGATTTGGATAATTTAAGGATTTAATCATATTATCTCCACATTTAATTCCATAAATGACACCACTCCTGTTGCATTTAACACATTCTACTGATTCATACCCTTTTAAAAGTTTTTGTGAATTATATAAATTTTCTACATCCATCCATTTAGGCATTTTATCTGAATTTGACCTGATATGGTCTATTGTTCTTTTCAAATCATCATAATCTATGTGTGCTAAATTTGAACAATAATTAGCTATTACCTCTTTATTGGCATTGATGTTCTTGCCATAATCAAGAAATAATTCAGCAATTAATGTATTTTTATCTTTGTAATTTGTAAACATTCTTCTCCTCTACTTTTTTACTAATATTTGACATCACCTCATCTATTGTTTCTTCCCTACCACTATTTAAGTTATCAAACTTCGTATTACCATTTTTAGACTTATTTCTTAATCCTCTCAATGATATTACCTGTTTTCTCCAAAACTCATCCCTCACAGCCGATTGTAGTGTTAATTTAATCTCATTTAAATCATACCCATCTATTCTAATTAATTTATCAATCACTTCAACTGAATCTAAAACCAGCTTATCCTTATTAGATTTAAATTCCCTTAATTGCTTAGGAAATAATTCATATTGATATTCATAAAATTTAACAACCAAATTATAGATAGCATCAAAATTTTTAATTTTGGTACTACTTACCCTATTATTAGTATATTCTTTTAATTCTTTATATTCTTTATCATTCTTGTTTGTTGTTACTTGATTGTTATTTGAATGTTGCTCGTTTGTTATTTTGGTGTTGGGTAGCGTGTTGCTTACTGTGTTACTATTTTGATATTTATCAAAGTTGTCGAGGGTAATTAGAGTATATTTGCTTGTTGGTGTGTGTGTTAAGTCGTGTGTTGATTTGAGTTTAGAAATTGATGTTCTCGTTTGTTGCAAAGATAGACCACTTTCTTTTGCCAATTTACTCAAACTTGTAACAAATTGACCCCTTTTTATAGTAATACCTCTCCATTTTTTATCCTGATGATTTGCCTTTAAAAGACAATGAATAAATAATCTTGATGTATTAATGTCATCATACCATTCCCAATTTATAAACTTTCGATGGAATTTAATCCAGCCTTGATTCTCCATTTACCCTCGTATTTTAGCCATTATAATTTAAACACAATTATCTAAATTCCAATTGAGTATTAACTTCAAAATTAGTACCACGAGCATCTGCATCCATTTCTCTTAATTTCTGCTTAACTTCTTTTTGCTTCTGATGTCTTGCTTCGTACTTTTCACCTCGTAACTCAGGATGCAATTCTTGTAGCTTTCTACGACAACGAGAAATTGATTCATAACTTGCAATTCTTCCCATAGCCATTAACTCTAAAAAGTCACCCTTAGTTTTTATATTTGGTGTTTGATTCCACCAAATATGAGCCACTAAATACGCATCATTATCTCGACTTTTTTTATCATTTTCCAATAATTTCTCCACTATTTCATGTATTTGTTTTGTAATCATAATGATGTAAAATGTTTTTTATCATTTTTAGTATAATATTCAACTGCAATTCTGGTTAATTCTTCCTTTTTTTCCTTAACCATGCCTACAATATCTTTATATTCACCATCGCTCGTCTTTCTTGATGGAACTCCTACCCATAATTGACCATTAGTATCAATTATTTTAAAACCACTAATCCATATACCATCAATTTCTATTGAGAATAATGCCTTCGTATTACCCCAATCTCCGTTAGTCATATTTTTGATTTTCATCTAAATTATCCTTTCTAATTGCTTGTTTTATCATTTCATGTATCTTTTCTATATCTGCTAAATCATTGGTTATAAACCAATCAATAGTTTCCATTGTACCCAATAAAGCACCTCTTTTTTTTGCTTCCTTAATAGCCATTTCCATTTTATAATCATTCTTCAAAATGGTATATCCTCTTGTTGTTGCATTGGCTTTCTAACCTCTTTTTCAACTTTTGCAACTTCAACTACATCTTCATTATTAAAGTTATTAATAACCCAATCTAAAAAATTATCATCAACCTCAGACCATTTTTTACCTTTGTTTTTACCAAAGCCGACATATTCCTTATCAATAGGTAAATTTGATTTAAAAGAATCTTGATTTGTAATTGCATTTGCAACTTCTTCAAAACTTGCAACACTATTATCAATCCCTATTCCAAAATTGCCTAATGCTCTACCAACTGCCGATGTTTCACAATTCTCAATATATGAGGTTTTATTAATAAATGTACTATTCTCATTTTCATAAGCATAACCTGTAGATACCATTCTGTTTTCTACAAGTATTTCTGCCCTAAATATACATTTCCCCTCCTCATCACTTATTAATGTAGTATGAATTGCACCATCAGGATAATTATCCCTGAAATATTTAATCCTCTCATTTGCCATCACATAAGGTTTACCCTTAATGTCTATCGTTTTCACTTTTTCTCCTCTTTAATATTTTTTTTATATTTCTTTCTTGCTTTTTGCACTTCCTTAGTGATAGTTAAATCAGTATATTTAGTGAGTTTGTCTATCGGGTTAGGTTCTTTTTCTTCATTTATATAGGATATAAATTGACTTGCTCTACTCACTTTTTCTCCTTGTGTTTAATTATCACTTCAATCGCTTCTTCTCTATACAAAGCTGATTGCCCTCTACTACCTTTTCTTTCTATTGGTAGTTTACCTAATTTAGCAAGATACTGTACCGTATAGAACGGAACACCACATTTATCTGCTAATTCCTTTGTTGTTAGTAAAACCATCGTTTTCCTTTATAAATTAATTGCCATAACTTAATAAATAATAATAACAACAACCAAATAAAATATTAAATAAATTGATTTACTGAGGAGAAAATAAAATAATTTAAAAAAATTAAATATTTTTCTTGGAATGATAATAATAATAATAATATATTATATCAGTCGCAAGGGGCGATGAAAACAAACTTAAAAAAACGGAGTAACGAAATGGCTTTTATGAACCAAGATAGAAAAAAAGAATTAGCACCAAGAATTAAAGAAATTTGTAAAGAGTACGGTGTTAAAGCAACATTAAGCGTAAGACATCATTCTGAATTGGTGTTAAATATTAAATCATCAGGAATTGATTTTATTGGTAATTATAACTCAGTAGAGCGTTATACAAGCTGGGGAGAACCTCGCAGAAAAGCTGAATATTATTTAGGTGTGAATGAGTATTATATACATGAAGATTTCACAGGGGAAGCGTTAGAATTTTTAACTAAAATTAACGAAGCAATGAATGATGGGAATTTTGACAATTCAGATCCGATGACTGATTATTTTCATGTGGGTTGGTACACTCAAATAAATATAGGCTCATGGGAAAAACATTATGAACTAAAAAGGGTAGCATAAGCTACCCCCGAAGGAGAAAAAAATGATAATTTGGAAAAATAAAATAGTTGAGTTGTTTATAGTATTTAGCGTATTATGGACTATAGTGACTTTACCACATTTTATATTTGCTTGTATATTTGGATGGGGCAATTAATGGGTAAAGTAAAAGAAGCATTATTAGAGGATATGCAGATAAATCCTGATAAATATGATAATCCACAATGGGATGATTTTGTTCCTGAGATTATAGAACATTGTAATGAAACAGGTAAAACTGCAAGTGATGT